AGCATAACCAGACCGGAACAAATGCGAATTTGATATTTGTTGCAAAAGCCGCATACGGCATGGCAGAAACTGCACCAGTACAAGCAGCGCAACAGTACGGCGTACCACAGCAGACCGCGCAGCAGATCGCAGAGAAGCACAAAGCCGCTTTGCAGCTTCCAGAGATGGAAAAGCCGGAGTTATAACAGTAAAAATACTATATATTGTGATTGCGAGAAAATGGATTCTATATCTAGCAATACGCAATGTACAAATAGGGTACACCCTAAAAAGACATTTCATAAAACATTGTTTTTTGTGCAATATTACAACGGATTTTGTATAGCATTCCCTTGACTACTGCCGAAGGCCTACGATAAACAGCGACCAGGCAAGGGCAGCGGGTCCCATGGGGCGGAGGGCTGACTTGCCAGCGTCCGCACTGGATGACCGGGAGGGGGTATATATAAAACCCCAGTCAGCGGTAGTTACCACCAAAACCGCCCGAAAAAACAAAAAAGCTCTCCTTAACATGGCAGGGATAGTGATTCGAACACGACAAGCAGTAAGCCTTAACTGTTTCTCTGCCAATACAAAATAAGGCAATACCAAGAAAGGCAGGTATAACGAATGAACGATATGATGATTTTTAGCAATCCAGAATTTGGGAATGTAAGAACCACTGAAATAAACGGGACAATTTATTTTGCGGGAACAGATGTAGCAAAAGCACTTGGTTACTCAAAACCGCAAGATGCAATTTCAAGGCATTGTAGACACTCCGTGAAACATGGAGTAACCGTAACAGTGTCTAATCAATATACTCAGTCTGGAACAAAAGTAGTAGAAATGAGTTTTATTCCAGAAAGTGATTTGTACCGTTTGATTATGAGAAGCCAACTTGAATCAGCAGAAAAATTTGAAGAATGGGTTACAGCAGATGTTCTTCCATCTATCCGTAAAACCGGAAAATACGAGATGGTTCATAAACAGGACTCTTACCAGATTAGTGATCCGATAAAGCGTGCCGAGAGATGGATTGAAGAGCAGCGAGAGAAACAGTTACTTGAACAGAAAGTACAGGAACAGAAACCTAAAGCTGATTATTTCGACAGTCTGATAGATAATAGGCTCCTTACAACTTTTCGAGATGCAGCAAAGGAATTCCATATCCCACCTAAAGCGTTTACTAAGTGGCTTACGGAAAATGGTTATATTTACCGTGATCGGCACAATATTATTAAACCCTATGAACCGTATAGGAAAGCCGGACTTTTCCAGATGAAAGATTTTTCAACACCGTTTGGCTATTCAAACGTCCAGACATACATAACCGTAAAAGGAAAAGAGACATTCAGACTGTTGCTGCAAGGCCAGGGGTTGATTAGAAAGTAAAAAAAGAGAACCATTAAGGCTCTCTTTTCAGATCATCAGTCGTCAATTTGATTGAGACATCTGGTTTAGGTTCAATTATTAGTTGACATTCCAAAAAATCAAGAATCTGAATCAACTCATCAGCAGATATACTTCCTCTTGAGAATTTATTTGCAAGTGATTGCGGAAGCATACCAAGATGCTGAGCCAACTGAACGCTAGTTACTTTTTTCATTTTCATTATTTGCTTTATTTTATCAGAAACCATATAAATACCTCCTGTTGACATTATCATAATCAAAATCGTTTAAATAGTCAATAAAAATACTCATAAATGTGTATAATGTACTTGCAAATATAATTGAAAAAGTGTATAATCAACCTATAAACAAACGGGAGTGATTATATATGAAGATAGGATATGTAAGAGTTTCGACAGTAGATCAGAACGAAGCAAGACAGATTGAAGCAATGAAAACAGATGGTGTTGAAAAAATTTATATGGATAAAAAATCTGGGAAAGACTTCAATCGTCCAGAGTATCAGAAAATGATTGCTTCTCTTCAAAAAGGTGACATTCTGGTAATCCATTCGATTGACCGACTTGGAAGAAACTACGAAGAGATTATTGCTGAATGGAGAAGAATCACAAAAGAGATTGAAGCAGATATTATTGTACAGGATATGCCGTTGCTTAATACTACGCAAAACAAAGACTTGACAGGAACATTGATCGCAGACATAGTTTTGCAGCTTCTCTCATATGTAGCACAAAGAGAAAGAGAAAATATTCGGCAGCGACAAAAAGAAGGCATTGCAATTGCAAAAGTCCAGGGCAAATATAAAGGTCGTGCCAAAAAAGAGATAGATAAGGAACTTTTCAACGAAACTAAACGTAGCTGGCAAAGAGGGGAAATAACAAAAGTACAATTTGCCGAGATTATGGGAGTTTCAAGAAGCACGCTATATAAACTTTTAGAGGGTGATAAAAATGATTGATTTCACAAATAAGTGCATTGTTACAGAAAACAATGTTGAATCAGAACAGTTGCTTAAAAAAGCAATAGCTCAAGGGTTCAACTTGCCAAAAGGCCAAAAAGCAATGGAATCACATAGATATTTTCATTTTATTGGAAGTCCATATAAACATGTTGTGGCTCCTTATGAAGTAAGTTCGAGTGATTTCAACAAAGCGGTTAGATATTCGGAGTTGTTTGGTGATGAGCAAGAAGAGCTAAGAAAAATTGTTGATTCAGCTGCAAGATGGTGCCGGGCATATGGATATGAACATTTGAATGTATATGCAAACGAAGAGCTTGAAAGTTATACTGGAAAGGCAATCGCAAAGACAACAGACAATATCATACAGCGTGCTTATGTCGAAATAAAGAAACCACGCAAACTGACTGTTTCAGAGTTGGAAGCATACTTAGGATATCCAATTGAAATTGTAAGTTGAGGTAAATGCTCATGAAACCAAACCCACAATCCGAATCCATCCGCATCCGATTTTCCGAAAAACAGAGAAAAAGGCTCCTGGAAGAGAAGAACCGAACAGACAGGAGCGTATCGGATATTGTGAGACAGGCAGTTAATGAATATTTCGGGAGGAAAAGGCGTGCTTAAATTTTTCTCAAAAAATAAAAAAGGTGTTTCTGAAGAAAGCGAAGAAAAATTTCCGAATGCTTATACAATGCGAATCAGAAAAGAAGATAAAACCATTCACGCAGAGGCTATTTGTGCAGATGGAAAACTTTACAGCACTAAAAATGCAGAAATAATATTTTTTGATCAAGAATATTGTGCAGAAATCGGATATACATTTTATTCCGGAAGAACTTATTTTGTAACGGCTAAAGGAAATTGGTTTTCAGCTCATACAATTGTTTCTAAATTTACGAAAGAGTATCGAGAAGAAAATATGATAATCACATCAAAACAGATTACTTACAGTATCTTGCGAATAGAAAATAAAGATAAAATCAAAGTTCTATTGGGAAATAAAGACATTTCCCTTTACAAGAAATATTTCGGGGAGGTGGAAGAAGGATGAGTGTCGTAAAAATCACAAACCCCAACCCCTGTGATTGGCTTGGTACAAAATATTTCATTGACGGAAATGAAGTTCCAAGAGTAAGATCAATAGATTTTCATGTAGCTGTAGATGAAATTCCAGTATTTGAGTTTGAAATGATGGCTGTCCCAGACATTGAAATGGAGTGCTTGGCACAAATCGGTGTCACTTCTCAATCAATTACTGATGCAATTTGTGTTTTAAGGCACGAACTGTTACAACATGGAGAAATTTACAATGGCTTCAAATCAAGCCTAAAATCGGCTTTAGAATCCTACAATTACTGTGGAATGCCATTTGAGCCAGAGGAAGAAATTGCAGAAAAAATTCTGGACTTCTTAATCGGGGAGGAAAAAAACAATGAATGCACTTAATGTAATTGGAGTCGCATCAAATCTTTCGTTCTTCGTAATTGTTATTGCTGGAATTTTGGCAACGCTTGAAGATACGAAAATTAATTCACTACAAATGCTTTTCTACATACTGTTAGAAATGGTGTTTGGACTGAACATATTCTTAATTTGCACGAGGTGATAGATGTATTTACCGGTTCCAATTGGAATTATCCCGATTGATTTAATCGAAAGGGTTAAATTCATAAAAGCGCCGCTTCGACTTAATCCATGTAGGCTCGGAAAAGCCTATGAAAGTGATAAGTCGAGGCATCCAGAGTAGTGTAAGTGCTAATTACTTATTATATTAATTACATAAACTTATATATCACGACTTCCCCGGTCTTAATGGTGCGCCGGGGTTGATGGGCTATCGCCAAGAGGTAAGGCACAGCACTTTGACTGCTGCATTCGCTGGTTCGAATCCAGCTAGCCCAGTTTGCAATATTTATCATATTGCAAATATTTTTCTTTTTCATACAACTTTCGCTTCGGCCTTCTAGCCCAACGGGGCTGATTAAAGGGGCTTCAAATGTCCCGGAAGACTTTCTGAAATCCAAAAGCGTTTCAGAAAACCTTTGTTGCAGCTGGCGGTCAAGAACTGCAACAGTGCCGGATTGTTTGTCATGGCGGTCAAATAATTCGGTATCTTAGGAAGCTTAGTTCAGCGGTAAGAGCAACGGCCTCATAAGCCGTAAGTCCTGGGTCCGAATCCCAGAGCTTCCATTTCTTCTAAATGCCATTCATCCGTAATATGGGTGGAAAAAACTTCCAGTTGAGCGTGTGGATTAGGTAAATTTATAGGTGCGATACGGCGTAGCCTAAATGGATCTGATTTCCCGGCTGGTATATCTCGGAGTTAAAAACATTAACGCAGCGCACGTTAATAAAAGGAGTTTTCAAGAGATGCCGTTCAAAGACGCATAAAAATATCCAGTGAATCTACAGCACTAAAACTTGTAGATAGTGGAAAGCATAACACGATAAACCTATTGCTAACCCGGTTTTTCCGGGTTCCGGCAGGATAGAGAAGTGGAATCTCGCAAGGCTCATATCCTTGAGAACGGCGGTTCGAATCCGTCTCCTGCAATTCCATCTACCAGGTGTAGATAGGATATCTTACTTTAGCATAGCTATTGTTAGTTCTTGCACATAAATGCGGATGCGTTTGTGTGCATTCGTGCAGGCATATAGACGCAACTCACTAGCGATCTTGTGCAAAAACTTTTTAGAGAGATAAGACCAATGCCCGTGAGGAGTGGTAGTCGGGGATTCTAAAAAAATCATCTAGTTTAGCGTTTTATGATGAAAAAAGAAACATAGCTCAGTGGTAGAGCAATGATATTGAATATCATGTGACACAGGTTCGATTCCTGTTGTTTCTATCTGGCAAATTGCCATTGCCAGAAGTTGCATTTTCCCCCTTAAAGTTCCAGTGTTTCTCGTTGGGAGGTTTATGCCGTTCAAGTCGGCACACTGGATTTTTTTTTAACAAGAGGTGTTTATGGAAGAAAAATGTTGCAAGAATTGTAGAAAACATGATGACTTCACATGGGCTTGCTTCAATGGTGACAGTGAACATTGTGCAGACTTTAGATGTCTGGACGATTGTTGTAAATACTGGGAGGGTGTATGAGTAAAATATCAGCGTTGTACTTGGCGGTTGATTATAAAGATGCAGATTATTTTTTGATAAAATTATTTAATAAAATACATAACGAAACATCAATAGTGCGGTTCAATAGGAAAACGTTTATTTTGGAAACAGAAACATGTACTGTAGGAATTTTCATTATTAATTCACCTCATAGAACAAAAACACTTCGTGGTGCAGCTAGTTATTTCTTACAAAGTGACAAACCGTTTGAAATGCGGATAAGTAGAATTAATAAACTATATAATTCTTTGCAATATAAAGATTTATGGCTTGGAACCAATGCGAAGGAAATTACAGAAGAGCAGATTATTAAACTGCTGATATACGGAGATGTGGAATGAAAGTATGCGGTAAAGAAATCAAAGATGAATGCTCCAAATGCGGAAATATCCTTGAGTGTGAGCTATTCCGGCAAGGTCATGGCATAAAACAGGAACGTGAAAACATAGCTAAAATGATTGCTTGTCAGATGAAGCACAGGGAGAAGAGGGAATTTGAATGCTAGATTTACTTGATAAACGCAATTGTCCTGTTTGCGGTGGAATATTGAAATGCGAAAATTCCGATTACGCAAAACCTTTTAGAGAAAAAGAAATCTTTTTAAATGTGACATGGCAATGCACCAATTGTGGCGCTCAATATACTGCAAAACTTGAATTAACTCCAAACGGATATGAGGTGCAAGACCGTGAAGCACATATTGATGTAGAGGATAATTTTTCAGCCGAAAAATTTATGCTTGGAAGAAACAATTTTCGAAGACAGAGGTGGTAAATATGAAATTTGAGGATATGGAAAACTGGACTGTAGATCAGCTGAAAAAAAAGGTTGTTCGGTTGTCTGAAGAATGTGAAAAGAAACAACATGAAATTTTAGACAAAAATAATAAAATCAATGAGCTTCAGGCTGAACTGGATAAAATGTGCGGTTACAACGATGACTTAAAAAGGCAGGTGTGTGAAAATTCAGATACGCCATTTTATGATGAATCTGTAGAAATCGCAAAATGTCGCAGACAGCACCAGTCCGATTGCATCACAATCAATCAGCTTTATACAACAATAGATGTTATAGTTGACCGATACGCTAATTTAAGGAAAAACAAAGGAATGTGCTGATATGGGCGAAAAGAACGAATTAAAGCATTTCTTTACATGTAATGGAAAAGTTATTGAAACAATACCAGAGATTTCAATTTCGGATGGTACTGTTATCGAAGGCGGTATTCTTCACAGAAATGAGGACGGTACACTTTGTAGCATAGGCAAGCCATTAAGTATTGAATTTGAATGTAAATTCAGTGATGAACTATTTTGGACACTAGTTGCCCTAAATCGAATAAACCAGAATAATTTCCGAAAAATGCATGGCATTCTGAAACGGAGGAAAATTAATGGATCAAGAAAAAACAAAAGGTTGTCCAGAATGGAGAACACAAGTACAGCAGGCACCTGCCAAAGAAATTGTTGACTTTGCAAAAGCACATCCATGCGATTATATGAGAAAATGCTTAGAGCAATATCCGTATTGGGGAAACCAATACAATGGTTTTAATAGGAAGAAATTTAAGGAGATTTTTAATGAGCATTAAATCAGCATTAGAATCCGAAGGGATAGATTTTTCTGAATACATGAACCCACCAGAACCGTGGAATGGACAGGCATTGATACGGAATATTAACGGAACGAAATACGCCTGTTGCCCTTTTTGCCAGAAGAAAGCGCTTCTGATTAGCCAAAATACAAAGATTCAGCACTTGAAGCTGAAATGTAAGGGGAGTAACTGCAAGAAAGAGTTTGAGGTGAATGTATGAACACAAAACGGATTAAATGCATTCTGAAAGGTGGATGCAAGTTCAAAAGTTCGGATACAGAATCGAAATGTAATGACAAAGAAAAGACTTGCACTATTACGGAAACTTGCTACAAATGTGGGAAGAAGTACACTGCCGTATTTACCTACAAACAATTAGGGATTCCAGTGAGGTGAATGTATGAATTGGTTTAAAGAAAAATGTTCCCACCTATATGAGAAAATTGGGAAATGCTATGACAGAATAGATTACGGAAATGGTACTCATATAAATGCTTATATTGTAAAAAAATGCAAAATATGCGGAAATATTACAGCCAAGACTGTATATTCAAATGAATTTACAAGGTATACATCTCCTGTAAGAGTTGATGATTGTGTAAAAAAACTGATAGCTAAAGGATATGTTGACAAGGTTGATTTCTTTTTGGAACACGAAAATGATAATATACCGTGGAAATAAATGGAGGTCTATTGAGTGAAGAAGGCAAGAAAAATATGTTGGATAATTGCGAATTTCATAATATCCAAATGGGTAGCAGATTATTTGATAGCCACAATTCAAATGATGATTGAAAATCATTGGGGATTTTCTGCAGTACCATTACTGTTTATGGCAGTATTCGCAGAATGGAAAGTAATTGAAAATATTTTTACGGAATTAAAAAGATGATTTTATCAAGAAAGGATATGTATGACAAAACAAGAAGCGGTAGTAGTTGAAACCTACACAGGAATTTGTATGCTTACAGGGGATGACCGAAAACTTGCATACGAATACGCAGAAAAACTTTTAGGTCATCCGATATATACACATGAATTTCCAAAATATGCTAACAAGCTGAAAGAACTTAGTAAGCCAGATTTTATTGAAATTTGCAGAAGGTTAGGTGATTGAATGAACCCAGTATTTATATTTCTAGTGGTATGCGGAGCGGCAGTAGTATGGTTCCTGCTTTACAAATTATTTCAGCCACTAGGTAAATTATTGAACCACATTGGCAGAAATGCTATTGATGAGTTAAATAAAGACGAAAGTCAAAAAGAGGAGGATAATAAATGAAAAAAGGACTTTTAGGTGGAATTGGATTAGCTGTTGTAATCATTGCAGGACTTATATGTGTTGCAAAGTGCAGTGTGAGAGTTCCGGCTGGTTACATTGCGGTAGAGTACAAAATGAACGGAGGAATCTCTAAGAATGTACTTACACAAGGATGGCATTTGATTTCACCTACAGTAAAAACTTCACTGTATTCCGTTGGAATCGAGCAGTCTTATCTTACATCTGAGGATAAGGGCGATTCTCCAAAAGATGAAAGCTTCAAGACACCAACAGCAGATGGTAAATCGCTTCAAGTTGACCTTGAATTTTCTTATAAATTCGATCAAAATAGAGTTACCGATGTGTTTACTCAGTTCAAAGGTCAATCAGGAGAATCCGTAAAAAACACCTTTATCAAGCCTAAGATGAAAGCGTGGACGCAGGAAGTAACAGCAAAGTATCCAGTAACAGATGTTTTCGGTGATAAACGCCAGGAACTGAATGAAGCACTTGACGAATATCTTAAGCAGAAGTTTGAGCCATACGGAATTATTATTGATACAGTAAACTTTACTTCCATTTCCACTGATGATGAAACACAGGCTGCAATTCAGAAGAAAGTGAACGCTCAACAGGAGCTTGAACTTGCTAACATTGAAGCTAAAACAGCAAAAGTACAAGCTGATAAAGATAAAGAAGTTGCACTGATTGCTGCTGAACAGGAAAAGGAGAAAGCATCTATCCAAGCGGAACAGGCCAAAATTGATGCAGAAGGTAAAGCTGAAGCTATTAAGATTAAAGCAGAAGCTGAAGCAGAAGCAAATAGAAAAATCGCAGAATCTCTTACTCCCGAACTGATTGAAAAACAGAAAATTGATAAATGGAATGGTGAAGTACCAAAGATTCAAGGAGGTAACACTTCTACAATCGTAGATACAAGAGATATGACAGCTGATGAGAATGCTGAATAATAAGTAAACCAGTCAAGAGAGCCACATGAGAGCCAGACTAAATCCTAAAAAGAAAGGAGGTCTGGCTCTATTTTTATGGGAAAAATTACAGAAGGCTCGCTCGAATGGTATCGGACAGTCCTAAATCAGATTATCAGTAGTGACATGACAATCTATCAAAATCAAAAAGATTGCCTTGATTTGCTCTTAAATATGAATATTGACCTTCCTTTCAACGAGAATCAAGAAGCACGGAAAATGGCTATGAAAGTAAGTCAATACTCACATAACATAGCAGAGAAGTGTGCTGCATTAACTGGAAGTGGTAATTTTGACGATATCTATTGGCAGTATTTGCTACTGGAAGCACCACATTTATTTGAAAGTTACTTGCTTTATATGGAGAAAAATAGACCGGACAGCAAGAAATTTTATATTCCACGAAAAAAAACACTACATGTGGTAGCCAAAGACCTACAAGATTTGGAAGAAAGAAAGATAGAGTTTTACGGCTTATCACTCCCAAGCCGTGTTGGAAAATCTACTATGTGTATTTTCTTTATGTCATGGATAATGGGTAAAAGACCAAATAGCCATAGTGCCATGGGTGGTCATTCTGGAAAACTGGCAAAAGGATTTTACGGAGAACTTCTTAATCTCATTAATACACAGGAATACAACTATAGTGAAATTTTTCCACAGTCGAAACTTCAAAAACAGAGTGCTGATGATTTTGAAATAAACCTGGACAAGCCAAATAGATTTGCAACAATGACTTGCCGTGGTATTGAAGGTACTTGGACAGGTGCCGTTGATATTTCTTCCGATGGTTATTTGTATGTGGATGACCTTGTAAGAGATAGACAACATTCATTAAGCCCCACCCGATTAGAAAATACATATCAAGAATATCTGAATAAGATGGTTGACCGTAAGATTGAAGGCGCAAGGGAGCTTATGGTTGGAACCAGATGGAATTTATATGACCCTCTCGGAAAAATCGAGAAGCTAAATCACGATAATCCAATGTATCGGTTTAGAAAAATTCCAGCTTTGAATGATGAGGGTAAATCGAATTTCGATTATGAGTATGGCGTTGGATTTTCAACAAAATATTATGTCGATATGAAAGCTAGATTAGACGCTAACGAATGGGAAGCCAAATATCAGCAAAAGCCCTTCTTACGTGAAGGAATTGTGTTTGCAGCTGACGAATTGAGATATTATAACGGCGTTCTTCCAGAAGGTGGATTTGTTAAAAATGTTTCTGCCTGTGATGTTGCGTGGGGTGGCGGTGATAGCTTATCAATGCCAGTGGGCGCAGAATACGAAAATGGAGATGTGTATATTTATGACTGGATTTTCAGCACGGCACCAAAAGAAGGAACATTGCCATTAGTTGTTGGAAGAATCATGGGTAATAATATTCAATCCATTAATTTTGAAGCGAATAATGGTGGAGATATGTATGCCTATTATGTAAATGAACGCTTGAAAGAACATAAATACGCTTGCAGCACGACAAGTACAAAAGCACCTTCAAAACAAGCAAAAAAAGAAAAAATAAATCAATATTCCGGGGATGTTAAGCAAAATTTTATATTTTTGGCTCCGAAATATCAAGACAAGCAGTATCAAAAGGCCATGGATGAATTAACAACCTTTGTATATATTGGCGATAATGAGCATGATGACGCCGCAGATGGAGTTACACAGCTTGCAATAACACTTGCTGGAAAAAGATTTGCAGAAGTAAAAGCAACCAAAAATTTTATGTGGGGAAGGAGATAGAATATGATGACTGCAACTCAATATTTACGCCAGATTGAAAATTATGATAACAGAATCAAAAATAAGCTTATCGAAGAAGAACAGCTCAGTTCTCTTTCCACAAGTGTATCTGCAATTCCTGTTGGAGAAAAGGTACAAACTTCTGTAAAACGTGATCCGATGGGAGATATGATTGCGAAGATATTTGATCTGCGAGAAGAGATTTCAGAAATGATATCTGAATTTTTACAAAAAAGACAAGAAATAGTCCGAACCATAGAACAGGTTGAAGATCCATTACTATATGACATATTATTTAAGCACTATGTTGAGTACAAATCTTTGGTTCGCATTGCAGATGAGATGGGTTATTCAGAGATTCACATTAAAAAAAAGCATTTAAAAGCCATAGCAGAAATAAAAAAGATAAAAGGTTTCGAAAGATGATACCGAAGTATACTGAAAGATACTTTTAATATGTGTAAAATATAAAGTAGAGCATTGGATTGAAATATCCAGTGCTTTTTATTTTACAGAAAGGATGGTTCGGCTCGTGAGAAATACAATGAATTTTGTAGATTTATGCCGAGGTGAGTTCGGTAGAAAAGTAGCCTACACAGGCGTTGACCGAATCACTCCACAAAATGTAGTAAAAGTAGTATCAGATACTATTGGCATACATAATAGAAACCGAACATTGATTGATTACTTGTATCGGTACATGAAAGGCGATCAGCCGATATTATACCGAAACAAAATAGTCCGTCCAGAAGTTAATAACAGAGTGGTTGAAAATCACGCATTTGAAACTGTAAAATTTAAAGCTGGACAGATTTGTGGGGAACCAATCCAGTATGTATGCAAAAAGAAAAATGCAGATGAAAAAATAAATGAGCAAGTTGACCTTCTGAATGATTATCTGGATGAAGCCAATGCAGATGCAAGAAACATCCAAAGGGCAATATACCAGAGTGCAACAGGAACTTCCTATAAGGCTATTCTGAAAGAAGAGGACTGGACAAAAAACGGAGATTTACCACCGTTTAGAATCTTCATTCCATATCCAGGCGATTGCTACATTGTGTATTCGCAGAGAAATGGAAAGCCAATGCTGTCCGTACAGATTTTAAAAGATGAAGATGAACAGCAATATTATTTATGTTATTCAAAGAACCAGTTTTTTGAAATCAAGAATGGAAAAGTAACTAACTACGGCATCAATGGTTTTGGCGGGATTCCTATTGTTGAATGTCCGAATAATCACGACAGACTTTCAGATGTTGAAATTGCAATCACATTATTTGATGCAATTAACAAATATCAGTCTGATAGATTAAATGGCGTGGAACAGTTTGTGCAAGCCTTTATGAAATTTAAAAACTGCGAGGTAGACGAAAACGAGTTTTTGAAAATGGTAAAGCTTGGTGCTATCTCTGTTAAAGATACCGGAAATGGATGTCAGTCGGATGTTGAACTGATGACCGCTGAACTAAATCAATCAGAAAGCCAGGTTGCAAAGGATGATATCTACAATAATATGCTGATTGTGGAAGCAATGCCAAACCGTCAAAGCAACAGCGGAGGGGATACAGGAAATGCCGTATACCTTCGTAATGGATGGGATTTTGCAGAGAGAGATGCAAAATTGGTAGAAGCATTCACCAAGGAAGCTGAAAAGGAATCTGCCAGAATTATTCTGAATATTATCCGTGGCACATCAAATGATGTTAATATCTCAACACGAGATTTCGATGTGAAGATAACCAGAAACCCAACAGACAATATGCTTGTAAAAGCACAAGCGCTTGATTATCTGTTCAAAAATAAAATTCATCCGCTTATTGCACTGATTACTTGCGGTTTATTTAGTGATCCGCAGAAAGTCTACGAAATGAGTTTACCGTATCTGGGAACTATTTACCCGGAACTGGCAGACCCGGAAGCGGAAATGCAGAAAGCACAGCAATTACTTGACGGAAAGTTTCAAAATCCGTCCAAAACAGAACCAATGGCAAATTCTCCATCTAACGAAGAATGAACCAAATTTCGATTATTTAAGGAGTTTTAGAGAAATCTAAGGCTTCTTTTTTAATACTCAAAATCAAATAAATTGCAACAGCCCGTGAGCGTAAATCGGGTACAGACCATGTGCGGAGCGAACCGTGTTGAAAAAGCGTATTGGACTGGAAGAAAGGAGATTTCAATGACAAGAGAACAGGCAAAACAGGCACTTATCGGCATGGGAGTTGCAGAACCTTCCGAGGAACAGGTTTCTAAGCTTCTTGATTCTATTTCTGCTGAAACTAAGAAAGAGAAAGACAAAAATGTTTCTCTGAAGGAAAAAGCTGAAAAAGCAGATTCCCTGGAAAAAGAGTTGGAAGAGTTGAAAAAGCAGAACATGACCGAAGCCGAACGGCTAGAAGCTGAACGCAAGAAAGAAAAGGAAGCAGTGGATAAGGAGTTAGCTGATTTGAAAGCTGCGCTTGCAGAATCCAACAAAAAAGCCCTTACCAGTGAAATTACTTCTATGTTCGCAAATGCAGGACTTTCAACCGAAACATACGCGAGTGCTATTAAAGCATACGCGTCCATGCCTTGTGAGAAATCCGAGGATGTAATGAAAGAAGTTGAAACTTTTGTCAAGGGAGTTTCCGAAGCAAATAAAACAGCGCTTGATACTGCAAAAGCAGCTTGGGAGAAGGAAGCATTGGAAAATACTCCGAATCCAGGCGGTGGTAGCGGCGGCAAACCTACAGTGAAAAGTGATGCTGCTGAATTTGCAAAAGCTTACTCAGCAAAAAAGAACCAGGAAACTAAATCAGTGGACGGTAACGCCCCTGTAAATATTTAAGTAAAGGAGATATAAATAATGGCTTTTATGAAAACAGAGCAATATGAGTCCACTCCAAATATTCTTGAATCCGAGGTCGGACTTGTACTCAAAACCTACACAGCAGATCAGACAAATGCTGAAACAGTTGGAACTAAGAAAATTATTAAAGCAGGTTCCGTATATTCAACAAATGCGACAGGCGCAATCGGCATTGTATTTGAAGATGTTGATATGACAGATGATACCAAGAGACCAATTTCTGTGATTGTCGCAGGACGTGTTCTCGAAAAGAGACTTCCAGTAACAGTTGACACTACTGCAAAAACAGAGCTTGAAAAAACCGGAATTGTTTTTGTAGTCACAGAAGACCCAGTATTTTAAGGAGGTATGACAAATGCCATTTAATATTTTGGAATCAATTACCCAAGAAGAAAGACTTAATTTCTCTCAGAATTTCAGCGTTAAAAGACCAGGTATCCTCGATACCATTTTCCCAGATACAAAAACCCAGTATCTGAAAGCAGAGTATTACAGACTTATGGCTGGACAGAATCTCCCTGAAGTTGCATTCGTCCACGCTCTTGATAGCGAAGCAGAAATAGGCACAAGACCTGGATTTGAAAAAGTCCTGACTGAAAAACTCTTCATTAAGAGAAAAATCAATCAGTCCGAAAACTTACGGCAGGCAATTGAAAACGGTGTGCCGGATAATGAAGCGCTGAAAAACTTTGTATTTGATGATGCAGCCAGACTGTTCGAGGGCGTTGTTACAAGAGCAAATGTTATGAAAGGACAGTTCCTTTCCACTGGTGCTGTAACAATCAAAGAGAACCATGTTGACATGGGAATTGACTATGGCGTTCCAGCAAGTGCAAAAGTAACGCTTACTGATTGGTCTAAGCCAGATGCAGATATCATGGGCGATATCCAGAAAATGGTAGCTGTAGCAGAAGGCAATGGCTATGTAGTAAACAAAGCTGTTACTTCTCTTAAAATGATTAACTACATGCGGAACAACACTGCAATGCAGACAGCTGTTCTGGGTGCTGCAAATAAAAGGCTTCTCACAAAGCAGGAACTTGTAAATCTGCTTATGCAGGAATATGGAATCACAATTGATCGTTGTGATGAGAACTTTAATTTCAGAAAAGCAGATGGAACCCTGAAAACAGCCAGATACCTCAAAGAGGATGTATTTACTCTGTATGAAGCAGATGCTAACGGTTCTTTCGGTGTTGGCCTCTGGGGTGTGACACCTGAAGAACTTGAATACAGACAGTTCATTCAGGAAGAGAACCGTTCTTTCGTAACCCTTTCCATGTGGGCTACACAGGATCCAGTTGCAGTATGGACAAAAGCATCCGGTATGTTCGTCCCGGTTGTACCCAAAGCCAACGGCGGTATCGTGATCGGTACCAAGGCGGGGGAATAACCGGGCATAGTCTCGATGAAAACAGCCAGTCACCATCTGTAGCAAGTGATTATGATGAATCAAAACATAAGCATACAGAAAGCGAGTTGTCTAATATGACTGTATCTCAGTTAAGACAACTTGCAAGTGATAACGGCTATGCCCTGACAGCAACTAATAAGGCTGGAATAATATCAGAGATTTTATCTCAGCAAAGGTAGGTGATTAAATGGACGAACAGCTTATAGAGGATTTGACAAATTATCTTGAAGATGATGCAGAAACTGCGAGGATGATTCCTCTTTCGGCAAAGAGGGCTATTCGTTCATTTAAGAAGAAAAGGAATTATCCTTCATCTTTCAGCGATGAGAAAATAAATTCCGATATGGAAAACTGCTATGATTGCATATTTGATTTGGCTCTTTTCTTTCTGGTGAAACAGGGAGCTGAATTCCAAGGATCACATTCCGAATCTTCTGTAAATAGAAGTTGGAATTCTGAAACTGAAATCTATGTAAATCATGGTGTTTTTCCATTTATCGGATTCTAGATGGTGTGTGCGTGATACGTCAATCCTCCCACGTATCGCAGGGGTGCTTCAAATTAGGTGGGTAGAAGCAATATCTTAAAAAATGGGAGTGATGGAAAGGAATAGCGATGGGATGTGAACACGAGTGTATCAACGAACACCGCTTGAAAGAATTGGAAAGTGCCGTCCATGAGATGAAAGAAAAGCATTCCAAAAGGGATGAAGGCTTTTTTAATCGTATCAATGCGCTGGAACAGAAAATTGCTTTATACAACAATGACCTGAGCCACATTAAAGATACAGTTGACGAAATGAACGACAATTTAAAAGCACTCATGGAAAAACCAGGAAAATTACAGGACAAAATTATTGCTTATGTTATAACTGGAATAATTGGTATTGTTTTAGGTTTTGCTCTTAAAGGCATTTTCCCGGTGTAATATTGATTCCACTAACAGGGAGGACGGTGGAATGGATAATTATAAAGACTTTTCGGAAGATGAAAGAATCTTCTATTTGCGTGAAGCTGGATTTGATTCCAGAGAAAAAGAGTTATTCAGATTGCGTGTTTACGAAGAAAAAACACTTGCAGAAGCTTCAGAAATCATGGGCTACAGCACAAGAACAGTAGACCGCATAAACAGAAAATTAAAGAAGAAAATTATGAAAGTTGCCCCGATGTATTGTCGGGGCTTTTCTTTGTATTAATAGAAAATGGCGTATTTATGGCGTTATCATGGCGTGTTAATCAACCTCTTATTATTGTAAAATATAGTTATAAAAACAAGGGAGGTTTGAGATATGCAGTATGGTAATCCGTATTTTGCGCAACCATTTCAACAAATACAGCCGTATCAAGATAGATTAGCACAATTGCAGAATAGTTATCAGCAGGCAATGCCATACGGACAGGCACAAATTCAACAACCAATGCCACAAGTGCCACAAATCCCCATGTTGCAAGGACAGATGGTAGATGGCATTGATACTGTAAAGGCAAAAGATGTAGATATGTCCGGTAATCCTGTTTATTATCCAAAAACAGATGGAACAGAAATATATAGAAAACAATTACAGGCAGATGGAAGAAGTAGAATTTTTGTTTACCGACTTATAAATCCGGAAGAACAACAGCAACCAAAGGCAGAAGAAAAACCGATTGACATAGAAGCTATGTTTAATCAGCTTCGAAACGATGTTTGTTCTGAGATTTCCGAAATAAAGAGTATGTTTCCGACACAAATGTCGGGAACACCGGAACCCAAGCAGAATGGAGGTAAACAGAGATGATGAATCCAATGCAACTTATGCAGATGATACGTGGTGGAGGGAATCCTCAACAAGCCATAATCAATATGATGAAACAACAGTCTGGAAATAATCCTGTAATTGACAATGCAATTAACATGATGGAAAAAGGTGATAATGCAGGAATTGAAAAACTTGCAAGAAATCTTTGCCAAGAAAAAGGGATTAATCCTGATGATATGTTATCGCAGGTTAAGAATCAGTTTGGAATAAAATAAATTCGCTACAATAATTAAAAGAGCCGCGGTCTTTTGATTTTGTATAAATTACAAAAATCAATAAGGAGGTAATCGCTATGATGAATGGTGGATTATCAGCAAGCGATGTCGCTGTATTAAGCGGCTCTAATAACCGTGCAGATGAAGGCTATGGCTTTGGCGGTGGCTGGGCATGGTGGATTATAATATTGCTTATCTTTGGCTGGGGCGGTTTCGGCGGCTTTGGTGGCTGGGGTGGCAATGGTACAAATGGTGCCGGCTTCCAAGGATGGGCTACCCGTTCAGATATTAATGAGGAATTCGCCCTTAATGATATTCAAAATGGTATCAGAGGTATTCAGCAGGGTATCTGTGACAGCACATATTCTCTTAACAATACCATGCAGAGTGGCTTTAATGGTATGAATGTCGGAATGCTTCAAGGCTTCAACAGCGTTCAGCAGGCAATCAATGCTGATACTGTAGCCGGTATGCAGAATACCAATGCATTACAGTCTCAGTTAGCAAATTGTTGCTGCGAAACAAGAGAAGCAATCCAGGGCATCAATTATAACCTTGCCACTAACACTTGTGCTCTCCAGAACACAATGAACAACAACACCAGAGATCTTCTGGAAAACCAGAACAGCAACACAAGAGCAATCCTTGACTTCCTGACTAACGATAAGATTGCAACATTACAGGCAGAGAACTCTGATCTGAAACGTGCTGCATCCCAGGATCGCCAGTCTGCATTGCTCACAACTGCAATGGCTTCTCAGACACAGCAGTTAATCAATGCAATCAATCCGGCTCCGATTCCTGCATTCCAGGTTCCGGCTCCATATGCGTACGCAGGATGTAACACATATGGTAATGGTTGTTGCTAAGTAACTCACCCTTAGAGGTTGACTAAATTCTAAGAGGTGGGTTTCGGCTCACCTCTTATTGATTGAGAGGTAAAAGATATGGCATGTAAGAATGTTTGTAAGCTTTGCAATCACCTTGTGCTGTCTACTGCGATTGCATTCACAGGTGGAAATCTTGTGGTTACTATCCCGGAAGGAAGCTACAATAATGGAGAAAAATACTGCATTGTTTTAGCACAGTCCATTCCAAATACAACCACAATTACCGCTCCAGTGATGATTCAGATAGGAACAGGAACAACCTTATATCCATTGGAGAATCGTTGTTGTGCACAGGTAACAGCATGTGGCGTAAGAACCAGAACAAAATATGTAACCAGAGTTGCAACAAGTGCTACTGGTGGAGCGTTCAAAATGTTAGGAAATCCGGCATGTAGTCCGAACAACAATCTGACTGCAATCAATGGTACAGCCCCAACAGCAGAAAATGTTGTACAGGCTGTGAAGAGGGGAGGTATCGTGAATGCATAAGACAGCAATGGAAATGGGAAAATGGGCTATGGAAAAAGCCAAAACACATGGATTTGATAATCTCAGTGCTCAAGACTGGGACGATCTGAAAGACTGTATGGAATCCGTAAAGTGTGCGATTTGCGCTGATAAAGATTATCGTATCGTGGAAGCTATGGATGAATGCGAACAGGAAGAAAAGTATCTTGGACGCATGGGATATGACCGTTACCGCTATTCAAATGGGCGTTTCGCTCCAAAAGGTAGGGGAACCAGAAAAGGTTATAGACCATATCTGTACATGGAAGACGATGACTGGATGGACGAGTATTTAAACAATCCAGAATTTGAGCACAATATGTACCGCATGGGATATCATCCAGACCGTAGTGATATGGAAATGGGTGAGATGAATCGGAAGAAATCCAGATATGGCGAATCCTATGATAGATACGATGAGAATCGTAGGCACTATCACGATTCCAAAGACACGGAATCAAAAAGAAAAATGGATGATTCTATGAAGGAGTACACATCTGATATTATCCGTAATCTCACGGAAATGTGGTCTGATGCAGATGCAACGCTCAGACAGTCAATGAAAACTGACCTGACCAGACTTGTACAGCAGATGAACTAGAGCAATAAATGAATTAAGTCCTTGTCGCAAATTAATGCGGCAGGGGCTTTTTTCGTAGAAAGGATGGTAATAAACCATGCTACGACAATTCTACATGAATGGGGATTTATGGAGAGTGCAGTTTGTTCCATCACAAGATGATGTTTTAATTGACCGCACAGGAAACAGAACACTTGGAGTATCGGATTATTCCACCCATATTATTTCGATTGCGAACAACCTACATGGAGAACTTTTGAACCGTGTATTTATTCATGAATTAGGTCATTGCGTGATGTTCAGCTACGGTTTACTGCCAGAACTTCACTGCATGGTTAAGAAACGGTATTGGGTGGATGCAGAGGAATTTGTATGCAATATTCTGGCAGACTACGGACAGTTTGTTATTGGCACAGCCAGAGATGTTTTGGGAAACCAATTTACATACGTTTCGCCTGTTGGAATGGAAAGGATGATTGCATGAGAGTATTAAGATTTATTGTAAATTATATATGTCTTTTTGACTATCTTTTTATATC